CCGACCTGCGCGAGAGCGGCCAGATCGAACAGGATGCCGACATCGTCGTCATGCTCCACCGGCCGAAGAAGGGGATGAAGGACAGCGCCGGGAACAGCCTCGATGACGGCTCGGTCGAGCTGATCGTTGCGAAGCAGCGCAACGGCCCCGTCGGCACCGTGAACCTCAAGTTCGAGGCCGAGTACACCCGCTTCGCCAACGTCACCGAGCAGCTCTACACCAACAACAAAGAGAAACGCCAGAAACACTAATTATGAAAAAGAAGAAATCAGGAAATCAGGATGCAACGGATGCGAAGCGACGGCCAAGCAAGCCAATCAGGAAAAAGGATCCCATGTTCACCCCGGCACACCAGGCCTACATCGCCTCGCTCAAAGAGCGCATCGCCGAGATGGAGAGCCATCTCTCCGGGAAGCATAGTAACTCCATCCTGAGCGAGGCCGAGCAACTCACCACGCGGGATCGGAATGATTCCTACGGCCATCCCTCCCATGACTACGGACGGGTGAGCGCCGCCTTCAATTCGCTCACAGGCCATCGGCTCACCACCGAGGATGCCATCCTCTTCATGGTCTGCGTGAAGCTGGCACGGGAGGCTTACAAACCCAAGCGGGACAACCGCGTCGATGCCGCCGGATACCTAAACTGCCTCGACATGGCCGTCCAGGCGCGGGATCAGGGATTTGAATTTACCACGGGCAGTCACCCCGGCAGGCCGGTGGCCGCTGGGCTCCATGGTGCTGGAGAGACTGAAAAGGACCGGCCATCCGTTCCCGTGGCGAATCAAGGCAAATGATGAAGGATGAATGATGAATGATGAAATGAAACCCTACATCACCCGCACGTTGAAAATAGCCATCCTCCCAGAAAGTGAATCCATTTTCTCAGAGCGCTGCACAACCATAGAAATCGAAGACCAATCAGGAGGCGAATACCTCGTCGTCACTCAGAACAGCATGAGCTCGGCCGTGAAAGAGCAACAGATCGAGATCGACTCCGAGGAATGGACGCCGCTCAAGGAGGCCATTGATCGGATGTTTGTCGAGATCATCAAGCACAAGGAGCCATGAAGGACACGAAACTGGAAAATGCCTACAAGGCGGCTGAGGATAAGCGGCGTCATGCCGCCATCCTCGGGGACAGGGATACGATCCCGATGGACTTCTCGGCCCCTATCACCCATTCCCCATCACCTATTCCCGATCCGTCCGATCCCGATCCTCTCTGGAAGAGAGTCTGGAAGACCGAGGGGATCCGCTATCTCGGCCGGGATGGGAATGGAGTCATCGACGCCATGGAGCGCTTCGAGCACGCCTTCATGCTCGGCTACCGCGCCGGAGTGGGGGACATGCTCGGGGAGGCGCAATGGCTGATTAAGGGAAATGTAACGCAAAAGGGGAGTCCCAATAAAGAGACTCCCCTCGGAACTACCCTCCGAAGCGAAGAGTATGTGCTTGCTGGCGATAAAAACCTAGAATGCGAATTTAATACTGTCAAGGAACCAGCCCCCGAATGGCGAGAGCTTGGCCCTGACGAGGTAATCCAAGAGGGTGATGAGGTAAAATTTAAGGATACCCTATGGACAAGCGCACAATCTTCGATTGGGTATACAATCGGGTATTGGGATGGGTTGATGCAGGGCCGCACCCGCCACCCGTTGCCAAAGCAGGAGGAGAAAAGGCCGCAACTTAAAGTGATGGAATACTGCCGAAAGTGGGCAGACGAACACCTAGCAGGTCACGGCAAAGAAACCTTCTATGCCCGTCTCGGCTTGCTAGTGGACTTCGCAACCGACCTACACCGCGACGAGATCCAGAAGCTGAAGGAGGCCAAGCCATGAGCGCCGGGAAGGGGGACAGTCCGAGGAACTGCTTCAGCCGGGAGTATCGGCAGAATTTCGACGCCATCTTTAAGAAGTCGAGAGTCGAGCGTCGAGAGTCGAGGGCCAGCAAACCTAACAGCCTAGAGCCTAAACCCCTAGCGCCTGCCCCCCATTCCCTCCGCACCGTCCCACCCTATCCCCATGAGCTTTAAGAAAGTCTGCACGGCCACAATCCTCGGCAAGCGGTGGACCATCGGGTTCGGATTCCCCGGCAAGACGGGAGGTGTCGTCGATGACGGCTCCGCTGACAAGGAGCTGCGCCGGATCGTGATCCATGCCGCACGGAATGGCCGCACCCGTTCGCTCGTGGAATGCACCGTCCATGAGCTGCTTCATGCCCGATTCCCCGACATCGAGGAGCAGGCCGTCACCGAGTTCGGCGAGCTGGTCGCCCGCGTCTACGAGAAGCTCTCTGCCCACGAGTAACCCTCAGTCCCTACCTTCAGCCTTTAGCCTTCAGCCTTCAGCCTTTCCCTCCCCCCCCATGCCCAAATCCTGGACACCCACTCCTCACCCGGCCCTGCCGGTCCCTCCCGCGACGCTTTCACCCGATCAGTGGCTGGCCGCCGCCCAGCTTAGGGAAGAGCTGATCCGCAAGGAACGCGAGGACCCCTTCCGTCATGGCTTTGTCCCTGATCACTGGAAGCGGGCCAGCGCCGTGCTGGAGCATGACCGGGAGGTGCTCGTCATGGGGGGCAACCGCTCGGGGAAATCCTCCTGGGCCGCCCGTGAGGTGATGCGTGCGCTGGTGGAGAAGCCTCGTGCTCGTGCCTGGTGCTTCCAGACGACCGCTCCAAACTCGGTCGAGATGCAGCAGCCCTACATCTGGCACAACATGCCCTTGGAGTGGAAGACCGCCAAGAAGACTCAGGTCACCAATATCTCCTACTCCCAGAAGAACGGCTTCTCGGAGAATGCCTTTGTCCTTCCGAATGGCTCCCAGTGCTGGTTCCGCAACTACGCCCAGGATGTCTCCACGATCGAGGGTGGCGAGCTCGACATCATCTGGTGCGACGAGCTCGTGCCGCTCGACTGGCTGACCACCATGCGCTACCGCCTGCTCGACCGGAATGGCAAGCTGATCGTCTCATTCACGCCGGTCGAGGGTTACTCTGCCACGGTGAAGGATTACCTCACCGGGGCCGAGACGGTCGAGGAGGCCGATGCCGAGCTGCTCCCGATCTACGGCGATGTCGAGGGGAAGAGGACGCTGACCGGCCATGAGAAGGTGCCGGTCATCCAGAAGTGCGTCCGCAGGAAGGCGAGCGTCCTCTACTTCCACACCCGGAACAATCCCTGGGCAGGCTGGACCCGCATGAGGGAGGAGCTGGAGAAGGCCGCTCGCCCCGAGATCCTGTGCCGAGCCTACGGCGTCCCGACCAAGGCGATCGCCGGACGCTTCCCCCTCTTCAGTGACCGCGTCCATGTCATCCCCCAGAGCCGCATCCCGACCAAGGGGACACGCTACCAGTTTGTCGATCCTTGCTCAGGTCGGAACTGGTTCCAGATGTGGCTCCTGATCGACGACTCGGGCAGGGCCTTTGTCTATCGGGAGTGGCCCGGACAGGACTACATCGACGGCGTCGGCTACGCGGGAGCATGGGCCGAGCCCGACGGGAAGAAGGCCGACGGCCGTGCCGGTCCGGCGCAGAAGAGCTTCGGCTTCGGACTGGAGCGCTACAAGGAGGAGATCGAGCGACTGGAGAAGGGAGAGCAAGTCTTTGAGCGCTGGATGGACAGCCGCTATGGGAATGCCGCCACCGTCGCCCGCGAGAGCGCCACCACGCTGATCGAGGAATGCGCCGAGCTCGGCCTGAACTTTGTCGCCACACCCGGCACGAATATCGACGAGGGGATCGACCTGATCAACGACTGGCTCCACTACGACACCGGGAAGCCGGTCGATGCGCTGAACCAGCCAAGGCTCTACGTCTCCGAGGAGTGCAAGAACACCATCCATGCGCTCAAGGAATGGACCGGCGCGGATGGGAAGACCGGAGCGCTCAAGGATCCCATCGACTGCCTGCGGTACTTCTGCCTCAGCGGAGTCACTAACGTCGAAGGAGAGATCTTGTCAGTCCGTTCCGGTGGAACGTACTGACGGGGAAATGAAAAATGAAAAATGATAAAACAGATACACCGAGAACCGATGCCGCTTGCTTCTCAAGTCGTGACCCAATGGAGCTTATGATGACTAGCCAGCAACTAGAACGCGAACTTGCCATCTCGCTACAAAATCAATGCAAGGCACAAGCCGAGGTCGCAAAGTTAAACCACCAGCTCCTAAAAACAGAATCCGACTTGCTCCAATCACAGGACATCAATTCGTTCCTAGATACCGAGTTTCGTATTGCCTGCAAGCGAGCAGAGAAAGCAGAGGCCGAGGTCGAGGGGCTTACAGGTATAGTCAAAGCGCAACAAGACGAGCTAGAAGCGATTTCCTTCGCCCTTGGTACAAACGAGGGTCACTCCTCTGTTGACCATATCTTAACTCTAAAGGCAGAGGTTGAGAGGCTTCGATCACAGTTTAACCGCGCCGTAGAGATTGCGGAGATGTTTCGACGTGGCAACTCTGGACTTCACTATCAGTGCCAGTGCCGCTCTTGCCAGATGCTTGCGGAGCTCAAGGGGGAAGCTACTAAGCAAAAATTATGAAGGATGAATTATGAATGATGAAATAAAGACAACAACCAAGACGCCACCACAACGCAACGACGTATTCGACCCCGCGAAACCTTGGGAAGATCAGCTTGTGATTATCTCGCTACAAAGATGCATCGAGGATCGGCATCGCTGGATCGCCAGATACGAAAAAGAAATCAAAGAGGGAAGAGATAGGAGCTTCGATTTAGAAGACGAGCAGGACCTTCTAAATGCCTTCACTCAAGTTCTTCACTATTACAGAGGACAATGACAATTCAAAAACCCAACCAAACAACCCAACCCCATGAACCCCACCACCTACCTCCTCAGCTACCTCCGCTCCCTCTTCAGCCCTATCACCTATTCCCCATCACCTATTCCCTACCGTCTCTCCGAGGAGGAGAGACGGATGGCCTTCTCCGTCGGGCTCGATGATGAGCCGCTCTGGTGGCGGGGATTGCAGGAGCTGCTTGCCGATGCCGAGGCCGATCA